GTCAGTATGTTATCAATGAAATTGTTCGATATGTTAAATGAAATTGGAAAACGCTTGAGAAATAATGATTTGCCTTTCGGTGGCATTCAACTAATTTTCGTAGGCGACTTTTTCCAACTTCCACCAGTAGGAGATACCACCGACACGCAAGCATTTTGTTTTGAAAGCCCTGAATGGAACAATGTCTTTGATTATCAAATTGAACTCACAAAAATATTTCGTCAAAAAGACGAATATGCGAAAATACTCAGACAAATCAGACGCGGTGTCATTAAAAAAAGCGCAGACAAAATACTCCGTTCAAGGGTCGGACTGATTTATAAGGGCACAATAATGCCAACGAAATTGTATCCAACGAGATCACGGGTTGATGAAATAAATCGTAAAAATATGGAAATACTTGAAGGCGATCCAGTGGTTTTTACGATGAAAGCAATTATGCGAATTAATGGAAGAGAAATGGAAATCGAATATGAAAATATTAAAAAAGGATTATTGGTTGAACCAGAATTGACTTTAAAAGTAGGGGCACAGGTTATGTGTGTTGTGAATATAAAAAATGAAAAGACGTTGGAATTGTGTAATGGAAGTCAAGGGATTGTCACTGGGTTTACCGATGGAATACCCGTTGTTCAGTTTCAGAACGGAGTTCATCGCTCCATTGGTCCGCATATTTGGGAAAGCGAAAGATTGGCGAATGTAGGCATATCGCAAATTCCTCTCATATTGGCATGGGCAATTTCAATACACAAGTCACAAGGATCGACATTAGATTTAGCTGAAATTGATATTGGATCCGGAATTTTTGAGTGTGGACAATCTTATGTAGCCCTTTCTCGAGTGAAAAGTTTGGATGGTTTATATTTATCTTCTTATGATCCAAGTAAGATTCAGATCAATAAAAAGGTCAAAGATTTTTATGAAAATTTCTAATGTGATATTATGAAAAAATTAAAAATATCAAAAACAAAAAAATGTAAACATCAAGCAACAAATGACGGATTAATTAAATGGTATAATGATGTCTTTGAAAAATTAGGATGGATGATTTTGGCAAAGAGTAACGGAATGAGAGATAAAATTGTTTCATATAAATATTCAGTAAATCGTCTAAGAGAACATTTGGAATGTAAAATAATAGAAACATTTGACATGGATAAAATTAATGATTTGAAAATAATGCTGAACAATATTAAAATATTAATTCATTCGAGTGAAAAGTTGTAAATTTTATGAGTTTTTTTATGAATTTTATTATGTTTTCGTTTTGTTTTTTTACCTCCACCGTTTAATGCGATAGACACAGGTGATGAGGTTTCGATAGGCTCGATAGGCGCAGGTGATGAGGTTTCGATAGACACAAGTGGTGTGGATGTGGTAGGCGCAGGTGATGAGGTTTCGATAGACACAGGTGGTGTGGATGTGAGTAGTGATTTGTCTTTTTTCTTTTGTGTTTTTTTTGCTTCCAATTTAGAAGTAATTTCTTTTTGTATTTTTTGAGAAAATAATTTGTCAAGAGACTCGCCATCTGCAATTGCTTTAAGTGCGTTTCTTTTAATAAATTTCATTATGTTAGGTTTATTTTTGTATCTACTAAAATAATTCTTCATAAAATTATTTAATTCGTTGACTTTTATACTGCTTTTTATAGTTTTATTTTTAGATGGAATAGATTGTTTTTTTGTTACATTTGTTGGTTTGGGGCGAGGTCTAAAATATTCTATAGTTTTTTCTTCGTCATTATTGTAAAGATAATTTGCTATATCTGAAGTTGATACTTTTACTTTTAATTCCACTAATTTTTTTTTAATATCATAAACATTATTTAAAAATTCGGCTGTTTTTTGTGGACTATCAAATTTTGTTAACCAATCTAGGACAAGAAGCCCTTTATTTTTAAAATTTCTGTTATCAAGCATTTCGCTTACTTCTTTTAGTTGAGTTAACAAATCTTCTGATTCGGTTAAATTATTTGTCATGTCGATTGCTTTATAGATTACCTCGTTGTTAATGATAATATTAGCTCCAATTCCAAATGAGTTTATAGCAACCGAATTTCTAAATTTTTTAAGTTCTTCAAATTTGTTATTATTTTGAGTAGATTTATCAAGAGTATTATTGTATATATTTGAACCACTATCTAGTAATTCGCGTATTATACTATCATCTTGTGTAATTTTTAATATTTCTAAAATATCTTCTTTCTTGTAACCTAGAGCTATATATTTTTTCAATAATATTAAATTTTCATCAATCTTATTATTTTCTGTATTTATTTTTACCAATTCTCCAACAAGCTCTTTTTTTTCTTTGCGACTTTTCGAGACACCAAATATTTTTGGTTTACTAAAAAACTCACCCGATGTCCAATTTTTAACCGTTTTACTATTATATGTATCTAATTTTACATTACTTTTTGCTCTAACGCATTTATCAGCTATTATTGTATCCCATACATATCCTTTATCGATTTTATCGTATCTTGTAGTTAAATGATTAAAATCTAATAAACACTCCCGGTCGTCCAAATCATTTTTTAACATATCCCATATTTTTTCATTTTTATTCGTTACCACAATGCCAACTGTATTATCTTCTATTTCCTTATATTTTTCATAATACTCTTTTAACTTCGCGTCAACTTCATTCTGTTTGATACCCGGATTTTTTTCACGTATTAATTTTAAAGCGGTATCAAGAAAATCTTTTTTGTAATCTGGATAAGAATTTGTAGTTATAGAACTTTTTAAAAAATTTTCTGCTTTAGCTAAATCTCCATTCGTCTCGCTTAACCAATGTTTAATATCACTTTCAAGATAAGTTTTCTTCAACTTATTAAAATTCGTAATATATTGTATTTTTTTATTGAATAAATTATCATCAGCGCAACCTAAATAAACATAAGTGTCATCCGCTTTTAATATTATTACTGAATTATCTCTGTTCGGAGTACCCTCTGAGTAAATTTCATTGTTACCTATTTCGAAAATATTTGTCGATGATCCTTTGGCAATTACATAATTAAGCGAAACATCCCACGGGGACTCATCAGAACCAGTATATGGTCTATCAAATTTGTTTTTTAATGTGCCAGAAATTGCATCGTATGTTACAGTATCAACGTCGCCACCGTAATTTATATTATAGTTACTTCCGTTAGCCTCTATAGCTATTTTTTCCCTACGGTGTGTAAATACAACTTTACCTGATTTTTTTATTCCGTCCAATAGAAAATCTATAAATTTAATATTATATATATTATTTCCAGCTAACGATGTAGTATTAAATATCATATCTTCTCCTGTTTGAGTCGTGCTTTTAAATACAGATTCACAAAAAGACCAATATGTATTTTTTGGTTGACATAGAATCCAATTATTATCAAGTTCACTATATACTTTTAATAAATTCATTATTTTTTTGTTAAATAAAACATTTCCAAAAATTTCAAATATCTTCGCAAAAGCGATACTGTAAGCATATGCCATATTAGCTATTGCCTTGGGGGGATTTCCATTAAACGCGGTGGTTACTTGAGCATTTACAACCGAATCTACTCCTTGAATTTCATTAACTACCCTACTTTTTGCTTTATTAATACTTAAAATAATGGCAGGTTTAAGAAGGTTATCGCCCGCTTCACGTAAACGAGATAATGAGGTATTAAATGTAGCCATAATCGGTATAATTGCATCTAAAGCTCTTGTTCCTGTCGTGATAATTCCATTAGTTGCGTCTAATAAACTTGTGATAGCCGTCTCAAGAGACGTTTGTTTAGTTGCTAAAATTGCTTCTAATCTAGTCTTATTTTCTCCATCTGAATTAGAAACCTCTGTGGTCAATTCATCGAAATCTTCTAACGCCCTATAATAAGTATTTATAAGTTCATAAGAAGAATTAATGCTTCTAAAAGCCAAATCAAAATTGGTCTTGCTTGCAGTATATTCATTATTTATATCTGCCATCATCGCGTTATTCTGAACAAGTAAACTATCAATAATTTCTTTAATTTTAACAAATAATTTGTTTATATCACTATACGATTTAATAGCATCATTAATATCGCTATAAATGCTTACGTAATATTTTTTTTTTTCATCTTGAACTACATCTTGACTAACAGTCAATGAAGTCACCGATTGCTCAACTTTTTTAGAGGCAATTTGGGAGTTAGCTTCAACAAGTAATATATTTTCATTAATAAAAAGAATTTTGGAAGTATCTACGTCAGTTTCATTATCTTTAAGTATAGAAACAAAAATATTGCGCTTAATTTCAACACTGGTTTCATCCCATGCGGCGTTTAGTTGCGCGTCTCTATATCGAAGATCTGCTGCTGTTTCGATTCGTGTAATAATAGCATCGACCTTTAATTCATCTCCACGAATTTTATTTAATTCGAATGTTTGAAGGTCGATCATTTGTTGTAAAGCATTTATTTCGTCAATTAATTCTTTGTTTTCAACTTCCGCAAATTCTATGCTATCTTTTGACACTATTATTCCCCATGTTTTATTTTTTTTACCGATTTTTATTAGATTTTTGTTATATGTTTTTTGTTTTTCACTTTGGGAAGCTCTTAATTCTTTGATTTTATTATCTAAATCTGTTATTTTAGTTGAAATCGCCACTTTTTCATCTCTGGCGAGATTTAAATTAACCGGATTAGCAAATTTAATGCGCAATTGTGTCTTAAATTCCTGTTCTACCATATCAATAATATTGGTAAAATAATTATTTCCTACTCCAGCATTATACGTTCCAATCGGACCGTTATCATCGCTAGCATTTATGGCACCCGTAACCGCATTAATATCTATTGCTTCAAGTTGATTTTTATAAATAGTTTTCTGTGGATCAGTTTGTGTATTTCTAATACGGATTTTAGCATTTTTAATTTCTTGTTCATAATTATTATTAAGTCTTATCAATTCTTTATCATTACCTGGAAATTGATTTCGTTGAGCTGTATTTATAACTTTAAGTCTTGCAATTTCTGCTATAATATCATTTTCAATTCTTTCTTCGTCTACAATATAAAAATTAATCATTTCTTTGAGAGCGGCTTTTATCGTGTAGACTTTAACCATTTCGAAAGCACTTAAAGCGGATTGATTGCCAATGAATTGTTCGAGTCCTCCTCTAAATTGTAGATACACGGCTTGATATAGTTGACTATTTGTTTCAAGAGCTCTGGCAGGATTTCCGGTACCTGCGTTCCTAGCAGCTGAAATGTATAAATAATAATTAACTTTAAATACAGTTTCTTTTAACGTATCAAAAAAATGTTTTACTTTATAAATATCTAAATTACTGTTCGTTAAAGCCGTTTCGATATCGGCGATAACTAAAGATTTATAATCATTTTCATTTTTATAAGGACCGCTGGCTACAGTGCCGCCAACTATCGGTGGTATAACACCAATAACAGGTTGAACCGCATGCGCAAATAAAACGTTTGCTATTCTGCCTTGTAAATTATTTAAAACTTGTAAAGGAAATCTTGCCACCATCTGATTGTAATATTCTTCATAGTTGACACAAGTATCATCAAACCCATATGATTTTGCCAGAGTTACCATTTCAGGTGTTATTGCGATAGAGGCGGGTGTAGTTTGAACTAATGCCATATATTATAAATTTATTTTAAAATCCCGCCAATTTTCGTCCAAGTTCGGTAAGTACTGGTTCTCCGATGGGTTCGCAAATGGTAACGGGACCTCCATACGTATGAGGCTTTATAGGAAATACTTTTATTTGACACGGATAATGATTTGTTGTTCGTCGTTCATTAAAAGCCTTTTGTTTTTTCTTTAATTGTGCGGGAGTGATATCCCGAGGCATATAGCACAAGTAAATGATTGCGCGAATTTTTGGATTTTCTCTCGTTTTTTTTGCTTCAATTCCACAGTGAATGGTTCGGCTGTCCCATAGAACCAAACTTCCTTTAGGACATACGATATTGACAATTTCGCACTTGTAAAAAGATTGTTGTTCGGGGGTTAACATAGTCCAATCGCTTTTATCAGTAATACCAAAAGTATCTCTGAATTCACCGTGATAGAGGTGACTTCCCTTAAATACAGACAAGGTAGCGTCGCCTTCCTCAATATCAAGTCCTGTAACAAAACTTTGAACACATTGAAAATCTGGTTTGGTAAAAGATTGATCGGAATGATACCACGGTTTCCTAAACCAACCCTTGTTGGTTACTTCTGGTGGTAAGTGAAAACTACATCCATCAAAAGACACTAGTAAATCATCGCGCCCCCAGAAGTATTGAAAAATTTCTACAATTTTTGGATTTTGTCTTACATCCCAAGACGATTGTGCGTGACCGACATCATAATGTTGAAGGAGCATCGAATGTTTTGGATAAAGTTTGTAAAATTCGCGCCATGACGCCTCGTTGTCTCTCTTAATTGGTGTTTCCCATTTTTGACTAACATGTTCCAAATAATCCCACATTCCGCTCACCATGGCTTCGCAATCGTCGAGCACTCCAGGAATCACGGCAACTCCATCTCGTTCAAGTGTTTCGCGCAAAGTTTCTTTGGTACAGAACATTTTTACAGTTAATCTTCCATTAAAATTAATTCAATTTTTAAAATTGTCTTTTGAATAACCGATCACAGCGCAAGCAATTCTTTTCCCGGAATTTCCTGTTA